TGGTCAAGACTTACTTGCGTACCATCTTCTTTAAATGCACCTGTAGCGTCATTTACAATACCTACTTCTGGATAAGCTCTTAATATTGCTTCGTGATCTAAACTCATGCTGAAACCTCCATTAAGTAAATAAAGGATTTAGCATTATATGGAGTGGAACCATTTTGACAATTTGTAGAATCACTATTCCCTGTTGCATACAAAGAAAATTGTGTTTTATAAGTAGTTGCACTTGTGGTATTAGGAGAATCTAAAAAATGTATAACTTTTGTATAGTGATGATTTATACTGCTTATATTTCCACCACTTATAAATTGGTCATAAGAACCACTACTGTTTCTTGCACCATGATGAATTGTTGTTGATCCTCTAAGCAAATTAAGCCCAGCACCAGTACCACTAGCAGCATTAGCAAAAAACATTTGTTGTTGAACAACAATCCAAATTTTGCTGCTTGTACTTGTTGGCGTGATAGTTCCACTTAAGTTTGTATCAACCATAGTTGTGGTTGTATTTGTAACACTTGTAGTAGTTGAATCTTCTACTACTTGAACTATTCCACCACCACCACCTGTTGGTACACCTGCTACTGGTATTATGCTGTTAACTTTAAGTTGACTCATTAATACTTAGTTTTTCCTAATGTAACGGCAGCGTCTTGAGCAGTAAAATCTTCTGAAGTCCAGATTGATGTAGTTTCATCTTCTTTTTTATAAGCCTTAATAATCTCAAGATGCTCTACATTTCTTTTAATTGTATCTTTCTGCTCATCTGTAAGAGATGACAATGCTGCAAGTTCGTTTATAAGAGTGACGCTATCTCCAGCAGCAGAAAAGATTTGTGCAATTTCGTCAGCAGTACGTTCAGACATAATTAAACAATAGTAAGATTTGAATTAGCGGATACAACAACAGTAACACCACTGCTTATGGTTATGTCACCAGCAGCCATAGCGTTGTTACCACTAGTAATAGTATAGTCGCTAGAAACTGTTTGAGCATTCTCATAAAAAACACCGCCATTAACAACAGCATGGGTAGATATTGAAAAACCAACACCCGGTATTCTAAATTTGGTAATGTTACTATCACCAATTGTTGCTTCGTTACTTACAGTTGCAGCACTGGCAGTAGCATCATGTCCAATAACTATATTGTTGTCACCAGTTGTAAGATTATTTCCAGAATTATGACCGATTGCAGTGTTTGTTGATCCTGTTGTGTTTTCTGTTAATGAATGTCTACCAACAGCAATATTTTCTGAACCTGTAGTATTTGCATCTAATGATAAATTACCAATAGCAGTGTTATTAGATCCTGTAGTATTGACACCTAAAGCTGACACACCCATACCAGTATTATTAAATCCTGTTGTATTAGCATCTAAAGCATGAGCACCAACAGCAGTATGACCACCTCCAGTTGTTGTTTCTTCTAAAGCGTGGTGACCAACAGCAACATTATTACTAGAAACAGTACATTTTTCTAAAGCCTCTGCACCAACCGCAGTATTTTTTTCGCCAGTGGTATTTTGATTTAAAGCCAAATTACCAACAGCAACCATGTTACTGGATGTAGTGTTATTACCTAAAGCTGATGTTCCTACTGCCACATTGTCGGTTCCTGTAGTATTTGCGTCTAAAGAATATGCACCTACGGCTACATTGTCGGCTCCTGTACAAAGACCTAAAGCAGATTGACCAATCGCAGTATTGTTATCAGCAGTGGTATTTGCATCTAGGGCAAAAGCACCTAAAGCAGTGTTATAAGATCCTGTCGTTATATTTTCACCAGTTTTGTAACCGATTGCTACGTTTTGATCTGCTGTGGTTAGATCAGTTCCAGCGTTAAATCCAAATAAAGTATTTCTTATACCTTGACCAGAAGTAATAGTATCTCCAGCATTAGAACCACCTAAAGTATTTCCATCTGAATCTGAACTTACTCCACTAGAAGCAGCTTCAAAACCTGCTTCTCCATTTGCGTCTACGGTTAAAACGTGACCTTGCGTGGCAGTGCTACTTTTTAGTACAAAATTTAAATTAGGTATTCTAAACTTAGTAAGTTCGTCACCTCCAATAGTACATTCGTTGCTTACGCTTGCAGAACTAGCTTGAGTTCTATAACCTATCAAAATATTATTACTTCCAGTTAAAGTTTGTACAAATCCAGATCTATATCCAATAAGTACATTATTACTTCCAGTACTGGCAAACTTTCCAGAATCATAACCTATAAAGACATTGTCTACTCCAGTAGATAAATTTTGTCCAGCATTACATCCTAATGCTGTGTTTCCATTAGCAGTAGTAACGCCTCCTAATGCGTTGCTTCCAACAGCAGTTTGATCTTTACCTGTTGTGCTTGCGTCTAAAGCCCCCCAACCAACTGCCGTATTATTAGAACCATAAAAATCATATTCCTCACTGCCTTGATCTATATTCTGTAATGCTTTATATCCAACACCTGTGTTTTTATAAGAAGTTATAGTGTTTTTTCCAGCGTCAGTACCTATATATGTATGTTGATAACCTACAGTTAGGTTAGCTCCAGCAGAATGACCAATAGCTACGTTTTCGTCTGACGTAGTTAAATCAGTACCAGCATCAAATCCAAATAAAGTATTTTTTAAACCTTGACCAGAAGTTATAGCATCACCAGCATTTGTACCACCAATAGTATTACCATCAGAATCAGAACTTACTCCACTTGAAGCTGCTTCAAAACTAGCCTCTCCGCTTCCGTCAACGGTTAATACATGACCTTGTGTTGGTGTGCCACCGTTGTCTTTTAAAACAACATCAATACCCGGAATTCTAAATTTAGTAACAGAGCTATTTCCTAATGTGATTTCATTAGATACGGTTGCTGCACTTGGTGTAGCGTTATTTCCTAAACAAGTATTATTTGAGCCAGTAGTTAATGTATCTCCAGCATATTGTCCTACACAGGTATTTGAACTTCCAGAAGTTATATTATCTGCTGCCTGATAACCTATACCAATATTAAATTGACCTGATGACAGTTGTTCAAAAGCTTGCCTACCAATACCTACGTTATAACTTGCAGTTGTTGCAGAAAATGCAATTTGATAACCTAAGAAACTATTACTTTGACCAGTAGTTAATCCAGAACCAGCAGAACCACCGACAATGGAATTAAAATTAGCAGTAGTTATTGCATCTCCAGTATTTCTACCAATTAGTACATTGTTTTGACCTGTTGTTATGCTTTCTCCAGCACTATGTCCGATTCCAATATTATTTGAGCCAGTAGTGCAATCTTTTAATGCCGAATGACCAAACGCTTGGTTTGAATGTCCACCAGTAATGCTCTCCCCTGCTTGTGCCCCAAAACATCCATTTGACTCGCCTGTAGTGATTTTTTCTCCAGCATAATAACCTAGAAGAGTATTGCGATCCCCTGTGCTTATAAGTCGACCAGCACTGTCACCAATCGCAGTGTTAAATAAACCCCCAGATTGAATGGAAGCACCTGCATTGTTACCAGCAAAAGTATTACCACTTCCAGTTGTTATTTCGTTAGATATAGTTATTGTTTTCGTAGCTCCTGTGCCAGAAGCAGTTACCTTAGATCCTACAAAATTTAATGTTGTGCCAGCAGTAGACAATGCTGAACCCTCGTCTTGTACTGTGATACCACCAGAAGAAGCAGCCTCAAAACTAGCCTCCCCATTACTGTCTACTGTTAATACATGACCTTGTGTTGGTGTTCCGCCATTATCTTTAAGAATAAAGTCTATTCCGGGGATTCTAAACTTGGTAATAGATGTATTACCTAGAGTTATTTCGTTATCTGTGCCAACGGCTGAAGCGTTAGTATTATAACCTATAATTATATTGTTACTTCCAGTTGTTAAATTTTCTCCAGCAGGTGCACCGATAGCAATATTTTGAGTACCAGTAGTAAGGCTGACAAGTGCATTATCACCTACACCTACGTTAAAACCTCCACTTGTACAAACTTTTAAAGCTTTACGGCCTATAGCAGTATTAGCGTTTCCTGTAGCTGCTCTTAAAGTTTCCCAACCTAAAGAAGTATTTTCACTACCAGTTGCGTTTGTTTGTGATTCCCAACCTACAGCAGTATTTTTATTACCTGTTGTGTTTGTTGATAACGAGCTATAACCTACTGCTGTATTGTTATTTGCAGTAGTATTAGCATCTAAGGCATAAGAACCTACAGCTACATTACCTGCTCCAGTTGTGTTTTGATCTAATGCTCTAAAACCTATGGCAACACTGTTACTTGCTGTTGTGTTTCGATATAAAGCTTGTACTCCAACCGCTGTGTTATTACCTCCACTTGTATTATCTGATAAAGCATTTACACCAACTGCTGTTGAATAATTACCATTATGTGAATCAAGAGCATTTACACCAATAGCAGTATTTTGTGTACCTGTTGTATTAGCTCCTAAAGCATTATTACCAATAGCAGTATTAAAATCAGCAGTTGTATTAGCGTCTAAAGCTTGATAACCTAATGCGGTGTTTTTATCACCTGTTGTGTTTGCTCCTAATGCTTTATAACCAACACCTGTATTATTTGATGCCGTAGTATTAGCACCTAAAGCATCCACACCTAAACCAGTATTGTTTGATCCAGTTGTATTACTAGCAAGCGAATCATAACCTAATGCTGTATTAAAATTTGCAGTTGTATTTGCTGTTAAAGAGTAAGCACCAACTGAGGTATTAAACATACCAGTTGTATTGTTCAGTAACGCAACATAACCTAATCCTGTATTGTGTCCAGCCGTTGTATTTGCAGTTAATGAATTATGTCCAAGAGCAGTATTGTATTCTCCAGTAGTATTAGCGTCTAAGGCATTACTACCTACAGCTACGTTCTGAGTTCCAGTTGTGTTTGCTAATAAAGCATTTACTCCTATAGCGGTGTTGTTATCAGCAGTTGTATTAGCTTCTAAAGCCTTAAACCCTAAACTTACATTACCCGTTCCAGATGTGTTGTCTGCTAATGCATTATAACCAACACCAGTATTATTAGATGCTAAATTTGCAGTTAAACTGTTATGACCAACTGCTACGTTAAAAGATCCATTGCCACCATCTAAAGCATGACTACCAATCGCTACGTTTCTTTGTCCTGTAGTGTTAGATTCCATTGCTGTATGACCAATGGAAACATTGTTAGCACCAGTTGTATTTGAATCTAACGAGGTTGATCCTATAGCTACGTTCTGCGTTCCAGTTGTGTTTTCTTCTAAAGCCTTGTAACCAACAGCAGTGTTATTTGATGCAGTTGTGTTCATTTGTAGAGCTTCTCTACCAATTCCAGTGTTGTAATCGCCAGTTGTGTTATTTGCTAAAGCACCATAACCCATAGCCGTATTTTCACTTCCAGTAGTATTTGCATATAAAGCTTCTCTTCCAACCGCTACATGACCACTTCCAGTAGTGTTATTTTTTAATGCTTCTGAACCAACAGCTACGTTATTAGAACCATGATTATTAGCAAATAATGCAATCTTTCCAACTGCTGTATTCTCACTCCCTTGAGTATTATAATATAAAGCGTTCTTACCAACAGCAGTATGACCACTTGAAGTTGAACTTGTATATAAAGCATTACCACCAATAGCAGTTATATTGGATCCAGTAGTGTTACTTCGAGCAGCATCATTACCAACAGCAACATTTACCGCCCCATTGTTTGATAATAAAGCCCTTCTACCGACAGCAGTGTTGCCATATCCACTGTTATTTGCTGATAAAGAGCTATAACCTATTGCTGTATTACCACTGTTGGTAATATTAGCATCTAAAGCAAGAGCCCCAATCGCTACATTTTGACTTCCAGTTGTATTAACTTTTAAAGCTTCAAAACCACTTGCGGTGTTATCGGCTCCTGTAGTATTGCTCATTAAAGCATTTTTACCAAATCCAGAGTTATTACTTGCTGTTGTATTTGCAGATAGAGAACCATAGCCACAACCTGTATTACTTCCACCGCTAGTGTTTGCGTCTAGAACGAATCCTCCAATTGCTACGTTTGCAACTCCTGTAGTACCGCTGACTAATGCAGATGCACCAAAAGCAGTGTTTGTAGCAACATTACCACCACCTTTACCAACAGTAAGTCCATTTATGGTTGCGTCTGTCGTTCCAGTGATAGCTCCTGTTACGCTTAATCCACCACTTGAAATTGTTAAATTTCCAGTTAACGTACCACCAGCTAAAGGTAATTTGGTTGCTATTGAATTGGTTACAGTTGTTGAAAAGTTCGCATCGTCACCCAAAGCTGCTGCGAGTTCATTGAGTGTATTTAATGTGCTAGGACTAGAGTCAACTAGGTTTGATATTGCTGTATCTGTGTAAGCTGTTGTCGCAACTTTAGTAGAATTATCCCCTGCCGATTGGGTCGTTGCTGTTACTCCGTTTGTCAATACACCAGAGCTAGAGGTCAAGCCACCGAATAATGTGTCTCTAGCTGCAATATCAACCCCATCTACGGTTCCATTAAGAGTAATATTTTTTATACCAGATATATTTGTATTACTATCTCCAATTATATTTCCATTTGCATAAATGCTTCCACTTGAATTAATTATACCTGTTACAGTCAGACCTGCTAAAGCTTTAAAACTGTTGTGGATTCTTGTATCAGCAGCCCTTACTGACATTCTTACAACATTATTATCATCTGGCGATTGTATTTCTAACCTTCCACTATTACATATTATTTTAAAATCAGGATTTTCGTCATTATCAGTAAGAGTAATACTTGGACTTGCGTTTGATATTGTTAAATCTCCAGACATAGTAGTGTCACCAGCTACTTCAAGTCCTGTTCCGTTTATTAGTTTTAAATCTGTACTTGTAAGTCTTGCTCCAATATTATTAGAACCAGCTTTTCTTAATGCAAATTCAATTAATCCATCTTCTGTTCCAGAACTGGCATCATCAATCTTTCCAGTAAGTTTTGCATAAACTTCTTTACTACCATCATCACTTTCGCCAGTAAATTTAAGCTGTCCTAAATAATCTGCATCTGCTGGTGATGCACTATTTCTATAAAGCTCAATTATTGGAGAAGCAGAACTTCCAGCATCAGTTGATGTAAGTGTTAAATCGCCTGTTCCTGTTATATCTGATGTAAAAACTGGAGAAATTTTTGACCCTGCTATCGCTGCATTTGGATTAATTTCAGCGTTATAAATAGTTTCATTAATAATATGAGAATTGCCTACAGAATTATTAGCTAACTCATTAGCTGTTATAGAATCATTAGCTATTTGAGTCGCTGTTATGGAATCATTAGCTATTTTACTTCCAGCTATCGCTGCGTTTGAAGCTATATTTGCATTGTCAATTACTCCACTATCGATAGTAAAAGTTCCACCGCTATTGCTGACAGTTATATCGCCCTTATCTCCATCAGATATACCAGCCCCCCCACCAGATATTTCTGCTACCGTTCCATCGTCTTTTTTTGTAAATAATTTACCAGTATCGGTTCTTACCGCTACTTCTCCTACAACTAAATCACTAGCACTAGGATCGCTACCGCTTCCTCTCTTAAGTTTAATTGTGTTAGACATTGTTTAAAACTCCTTAGTAATTTAGCTTTAACTCAATATGTGCCTCCATCCAGGTCGAACCCACTAACTGATCCGTTTTCTAAAAATGTCACCAAATCAGAAAAGGCAACTTGTACCATTGTTCCGTTATCATTAACAACCATACGATCTGCTAAAGCAAGTGTTGTTGATGTAGCAGATGTTGACCCATCAGTACAGGTATTTAATTCTGTAGTGGTGGCGAGTAATCCATCAAGTTTGTTTATTTCAGCAGTAGTTACTGTCGCACCGTCTAATTTATTTAACTCTGCGGTTGTAACTGTCGCACCGTCTAGAACTTGAACTTCTGCTTGCGTTAAATCTGCTAAAGCGGTTGCTGTGCCAGCAGCCATTGTTGCAAGTTCGTCTAGCTGTGGGTCATAACTTTGAACGTCTGAACCGATGGCAACTCCAAGATTTGTTCTAGCATCACTTGCATTTGACGCTCCTGTACCCCCATGTGCCACTCCTATATCTGTACCACTCCAAACACCTGATGTGATAGTGCCGACTGAAGTTAAGCTAGATGCTAAAACTGTTGAACCAAGTCCTGTTTTCGATAAAACAACAGAACCATCAATACGGAAATTTTTAGATGCAACAAGCTCTAAATGCTCTGAAGATGTCCAAGAATCTGTTGCATTTAACCAGTTAAATGTATGATCCTGAGTTCCTTTTAAAGTAAGTCCACCACCGTTGGCTGTGGTATCAGTAGGTGAACTTACCTTACCTAATTCTATGTTTTTATCTGCAACATCAATTGTGCTACTAGAAATGGTAGTCGTAGTACCTTGAACTGTTAGATTTCCGACAACTGTTAAGTTTTGGTTTATTGAAAAAGATGGAATTGTAGCAGCACTTAAATCAATAGTTCCTGTAAAGGTTTTATTACCTGAGACTGTTTGGTTACCAGTTTTATCAACAAAAGCACCCGATCCAGCTATAGCTTTTATTGACGTTGCTGAACCTCCAGCCCCACCTGACCCGATACCAAGATATAAAGTATCATCAACTGCGTTATACGCTGGTTCTGTTTCCATCAAAGAAGATGGTGCTCCAGCAGCACCAGATGCTCTTCTTTTAAATCTTAAAGTGTTTGCCATGAGCTTAGTTTAGGTAAAGGCTAGTGGTAGCAATGGATTTCAAAAATTTCCTCCATCGGTCAATTCCAATGGAGTAACATCTGCGTCAGCCACATAGGAATCTACAGAAGCTTTATACCTAACTATACTCCCATCTACTCTATTTGTATCTATTAAATCTAAACCTTTTGCACCTTGAGCACCTGGAATGGCTACAGTAACTACTTTTGTTTTGGAATTAACCGTAATTTTTTTCTCAGGAGAATTAACTGTTATTTTTTTATTCATCTAGTGTACCCCTGTAATACCTTTATTTTACCTTTAACATAAGTTTCTTTTTCCCCTGTTCCGTTTGTTACAACAATGTCATAATACAATTCGTCTGGAAAGTTTACAGTTTGATCATCAGTTAAAGACAATTTGAATTTGCCATTGGCTCTATCTACAAACGCAACGACAAAATCAGCAAATTTATAATCCCTCTCCTCGTCCCAAGCTTGAGATGCAATAGAAAAACCAGATAAATCCATTGCAGTATAGCTTCCGTCAGATTGTTCATTTTCAAGATGATATTCTTGAACCCAATCAGTAGCTCTATAAATTTCTAAATTTTGCAAAGCTGGAGGTGAGGACATTTTGTTATGTTACAGGTGCTTCATTAGGAGCATCTTCTGTAGGAGGTTCAATTTTATTGTAAGCTAAAATTTCTCCATTTAACCCATCAAGTTGTTTTTCAATTGATCGACACTCAGCTTGCAACTGATTCCACTTTTCTACAAGTTCTTTGCCTTTTGATTGGGCTTCTGTTCTTAGTTCTGCAATAGATGACATGAATAAAAATAAATATATTTAAGCTTATTATATACCTAATTATTTAGATTTCCATTCTTTTTTACGTTTTAATTATATAAATCATTGCTACGTTATGTGGTCTTGATTCGTTATGACCATTGCTGTTTAAACTTAGTGACAAAGTTGAAGTAATTAAATGTCCAATGTTTCCAGAATTTTTTACCGCATTATTAGCAGCGACCAAACCACTATCATTATTTGCATAACCTACGTTGTAACTTTGACCAGAACCCAAAGTAATATTAACAGCACCATTATGCTGGTTTAAACGTATAGGTCTTATATTATGAGCATGATTTCCACCACTATTAGAAATGCTTGAACTTGCGACTGTATGAGTATGAGATAAATTAGCAGTATCTTGTGTAGAACCTCTTACCCGATTGGTGTCTTTATTTCTACCATGATCCCAACCTCGTATAAACTCACCTCTTAAATCAGGCAAGAAAAACTCCCCAGATGGGGGTGTTTGACCTTTGTTATATGTATTACCACATACAGCAGCTAAATCAGAATAGGTTGAACTAGAAACATGATCTCCATCGCACTCTAAATAACCACCAGGTATATCTGTCTCAGCACCAGCAAAAGGAAAAATTGTACCTGTTGGCACACCTTGTACTGCTTGAAACGATAAAACTCCATTTCCATTTGTAGTAAGCACCTCGTCAGCATTTCCATCATCTGAAGGGAGAGTTAAAGTAACATCAGAAGTTAAAGCTGGAGCCTGTAAACTTACGACATTAGAATTACCGCTATCTCTAAATTCTAATTTTTTGCCATCTTTTATTTCAATACCTGTTGTTTCTACATAAGCAATATCCTCTCCACCACAAGACAAACCTATTGTGTCTGAGGCTGGTTTATATAAACCTGTATTAGCATCATTTACTTGTATAGAGGGAGATGCTTTTGTACCAGCAGATGATTGCACATTACCTGTAAAAGTACCACCTGTTTTAGGTATCATACCTAAATTTGTTTCAAGATTTCCTAGAGTAATAAATGCTGCATTATCAGTATCACCTTTAATTTTTAAAACATCTACAGTACCAGAAGTGTCAATCCAAGTTTGATGTGCTTTTGCTACTGAAGGTGCAGAATCTCCAGAATTATTAGATTGCAAAGCTAATATGTTTTCATTCATATCAGCTAAAACATTAGCTCCTGTATCATTAGGTATTGGTAAATTTCCTGATGAAACTTGCATTAAACTGATTTCCCGAATCCTATTGCCGTAAAAGTAAAAGCTTTTGCTATACGACTGTTATTACCATCATATATCGAAATGCTAAAACTGGAAGAGGAACTTGAAGTTATTTTATAATACTCACCAGTGCTTGCAGCACTAAAGGTTACTCCAATAATAGGAGTACTTACAAAATTATTTGCAAAATTTACTGTTAAATCTGCATTAGCTAAAGTTGTACCACTTCCATTAATAGTTCTTCTTGTCATTTGAGATATAATTTTTAGGCCATAAACTGCTAATTGTGCAGTATTATCATTAGTTTCTAATTCTGCTTTAAATTCATATGCCCTTGCTTTAAATTCTGCGTTATTAAATGGCCTCCATGTTGAATAACTACAAGAAGGACTATTCTCATCAGAGACAAAGCTTGGATCATTAGGATTTTGCTGTGTTGTTCTTACATATAATTGAACATTATTATTTTCTGGAGTGTCACCAACAAAAGATGGTAAAGCAGCAATACCTGTAGTATTTAAAGGTGCTAATGGGTCAAAATCTAATCCAAGCGTATTCATTGTTGGAGCAGTTGGGAAAAAAGATCTTGATTTAATTTCTGACTTTAGTTTTACACTAAATACGGCTGTCAAATCTATAGGATTATTTGCAAAATAATAAGTACCACTTGTATGTAAAACACTTCCATTTGATTTCAAGACAAGCTCACCATTAACAACTTCAAGGTTTGAAGTATTAGGATTAGGTAAACCAGCAAACGTATTGTTTTCCGTCTGCGTATTTATATCAATAAGATCTTCTAAATCAGGTTCATCAAACTCTACTAATGCTGCATTAACACTCTGCCTACCACCAGAGTCAATAAACTTAGCAGAATATGTACCTTCTTTTAAATCAACATAAGCTTCTTTTGCAGTACCAGTAACATCCTCATGTATTGAGTTACTATTCGCCCAAGTCACACCTGATAGCAAAGGAGAATGCCTTAACCTAACTAGCCCCCCTACGACCACATCAAGTTCTGTACTTTGCGTCCATTGCAATCTTGCAAGTCCATTAGTAGGAATCATTGTAAGATTTTGTACTTGACCTGGAGCAGCAGTCTTTCCAGCTAAATTTACTTCGTGTAATGCAATACCACTTGATTTACCTAGATAGTTAACTGCTTGTACTTGTACTTGTAATCGCCCTGCTCTTAACGCTCCAAAGTTACCACCTTGACGTAAAGTCACTGAAGTTGCAGCGGTTGATATTGTAGCCCAGTTATCATTGTCAACTCTATATGTAACTAAAAACTCAGTTACTCTACGTTTGTTATGTTGCCATGAAATATCACATCCAACAAAAACACCTTGACCATCAGAATACAAAAATTCATTATCTGAAAAGTTAGTTGGTTTATCAGGTATTGTGGTTAAATCAGTTACTGGACGTACTGTTATAGGCTCTCCTAAATCAACAGCGTTATATAAACTATTGTTGTATTTTAAAGCTACAACCTTGAAAGTAACTCCATCGTCTTTTACATCTATTACTCTATATTGTTGTGCTGGAACTCCACTATTTTCTAGTAAGTAAACAGTTTGTGCTGCTGGTGCTTCACTAAAACTTTGTCCAGCAGCTAAATTAATAGTTCTATTTGAATAATCAATAGTACTAACTGTTTTTTTCTCTAAAAGACCAGTAGATAAAATTACTGATATTGTAAAATTACTTCCAGATTGATTAATATCACTACTATTATCAATTTTTATTGCTGTAGTTGTACTTCCACTTGATACAAAACCTGTGTGTCTATAACCTGTTTTATGTTTATCTGCTATATCAATAACCATACCAGGCATTAGAATCATGCCGCTATTTATAGGCACGGAAAATGATACTGTTTCCGTGGCAAATTGTTCTGTTTTTAAAGTCCATAACCCTAACCTATGAGCTTGACCTTGTGAATATGTACCTATACTTTTTATTTGCTTATTAATAATTCCATATTTACTAACAGAATCTACATCTTCAATATATTCAAAATCTACTTCTCCAAGTTTTTGATAATCTTGGTAAGCAACAGTTACTGTTGTATGTCTTGATTGTTGTGAAGTACCAGTATATTCAAAAAAACCTTCTACAACCGTTGCATTTCCAATTAAATATCTACTTGTTTCTGGTTTGTCTTGAAATAAGCTAAATATTCCAGCACCGTAAAAACTTTGACCCCTAAAAATACTAGTAAAATCTTTTATTGCATCATGTATTTGTTTTCTAGTATTAATCAGTATATTCACTAACATTCTTGGTTCTTGTCCAGTTCCACCTTTTTGGTCAGGGACTAATTCATTGCAATATTGTGATATGGCAAAAAATTCAAATTTTTGTAAAGTGTTTGGATTTACAGAACATCCGTACCTAGTGTTTGTTAATAAGTTGTAAAAACACCAGGCTGGATCTGCACACCATGTTGCAGTACCAAACGTACCATCCCAAACACCTGTATATGTAACTCTGCCTATATAACCAATACCATCCGTTATAGTTTCTGTTGCTCCTGTAGCTACTACATATCTCTGAGTTTCTGAAATGTCTACTTTTGCATTATTTGGCAATTGTACTTTTATACCTCTAATTAAATATTTTCTTCTTGGAATACTAGAAAACTGTCTTGAATCAAAACGTAAAAATGCTAATGCACTATTTGGATAACGTAATTTAGAATCTATTATTTCAGTTGCACCACCTACAAATGTTTTACTAAAAAACTTTTCAGTACCTCCTGTAGGGTCATCACGGCTAATTCTTACGACTCTTATCTGGGCTTGATTACTAAAACTAGAAAGGCTAAACACATAATCTTTTTTATATTGAGTAGAAGTCTTACCTTTTATTTCTGTCCAATATCCATTGTTTTCATCATGATTTGCATTTCTTGAAAATACAGAATTGTTATAACCAGCACCATCATAATTAACTTGTATATTGAATTTTACTGCGTAACCAACAATGTCTCCATCATCTTCAACCCTACGCAAATTAGGAATCATCATTGTTACCCTAACCCTATTTACATTGGTATTAGTAACTGTGAAAACAAATGCATTATTCTCATTAGAAGTATACGGATTATTCCCTGCTGTAATTTCTACATTATTAATATCAGTTCTTTCAGTACCTAATTCGCTTGTAGGTATGTAGTTTTGTGTTTGAGTACCTTTTCTAAATGCACTTGTAAAACCATTAAAATTATTAGTTCCATCTGGATTTTGTATTCGAGTTCCGTTAAGAAAAATAGATTGTAAACCCCCACTGTTTATATCACCTGTATCTAATCCTTCTATCTCTCCCTCGGAAAGCAAATCAATTACTTGACCAAATTGAATACTAGATAAAGAATCATCAGCTTCAACAGGAGTATGTTGATTGCCACCTTTACCACTACCACTACCTCTTAAATACTGTTTATATTCTTTCATTAAATTGCCACCTCATCTGTATCAAGACCTGTTGAAATTATGACACTTCCAACAAAAGCACGACCATAACAAATTGGAATTGGAGTGCCCTGGTTATCAACATTAGAAAGCCCTGACAAGGCACTACTTTCTAATAAATTTGGTTCAGTTGGTAACTCTGGTTGTGGAGATAACATTTCAGCAGCACCTGATAGCATCAGCAAACCTCCAAATTGTTTTAAAGCAGTAGCAACATTGATTGCATTTTTAGTTAAACCAAAAGTCCCAATAAACGAATTTGCTCCAACACCTAAAGCTCCTAACCCAAACAATGCAGCACCCATTAAAAACCTTCCAAAACCACGACCAGCACCTTGTACTACTGGACGGATACTAAATACATCTTTATAACTCCAAGGATTTAATAAGTCTTTTATATTATCTTCTTGTATAATTTCCTTCCCAAGTTTTACGTCATAAACAATTCCATTTTTTTCAGAATCAATCAAAAACTTATCTAAACCTTTGAAATTTGCACACAAAGCTTGTATTGCTTCTGCTGGAGTTGATACATCAAAGTTAAAAACTCCTTGTCCTACATATTTTTTTAATGCACCATAAACCTTAACAGTTTTCATGTTTTAACACCTTTGATGTATTAATTAAATAATAACCATCATATAGATCAATGCCTGATAATCTTCCTTGAACATGATGTAAAATTTTATTATTATCTTCATTTTCTTTTCCAATATATATTGCTGCATGATTAGCTTTATTGCTTTCTAGATTTATTAAAATTACACACCCATAACTTATATCTTTTAATGGTATTTCTTTAAAACCTTCTTTTCCAAAATTATCCATATACAAATTTTCATCACCATCCCACCATTTATCTCTTCTGTAATAGTCATATAATTCAATATTAAATTCTCTTTTATAGAAATCTCGAACAAGACTATAACAATCTACAACTCCATGATTAAACTCTCTTCCTATATAACCTAATTCAAATCCACTTGGTTCATAATAACCCCACGTTTCTAATTTAGGATTAACAATATACCAAGGCAAATCACTTTTTTCGCAAGAAACTTTATCTGCTGGAGATGGATCTGGATGTGTCGTAGGGTGAGAATGAATCAGTCCAATAATAGGAGCTTTTTTCTCAGCTTCTTCATATGAATCAGGATCTAAAACAAAATGTTCATCTGGAGTTTGTGCAATGTTATTACATTTAAAATATCTTTGTTTACCTTTTATAACTTGTACTAACCCAACACTTTCTTTAGGATATTCATCTTTAGCATGATCTAAAGCTTGTTTCTTTACTAAGTCTGTGAGTTCTAGCATTATTGTGATCTACCAGCAGTTGGAAAAGCTCCAAACGGTAATTGTGCATTTTCTCCAAATCTTGCTTTACAACTTGTAAGTCTTTTCCCACAAACATCATCAGCAAGAGAACTAACACTATTATTATTCTTATCAAAATAATTACTACCTGTATAAGAACACTCAGAACTTCTATAACCCCACTGACAACAATTACCAATTAATTGTCTTTTTGGAACTTGTGCATTAGGTCTATCTAATTCTGTACTTAACTCAAATGTAACTGTATTCATATTTTCTGAAGCTTTACGGTCAACTATCCAAATCTCATAAGGTAAAAATGCAGAACTATCTGCATCAGATTCACCATCTAAGAATTTTTTCATTGTTAATATTCTTCTTACTTGAGCACCACCTAAATCATTACCACTGTTAAAAGCGTTTACGTCATTTAATAACAAAGTTAATGTTTGTTCAATATTAGCTACAGTTAAAGTAGGTCTTGGTGAAGCACCATTAGATTTGCGTTCAAAACCTGTAGCTTCTATAGGTATTCTGCTATAAGTTAACCCACCAAAAGTAACATTACCAGTACGATTTTCATTGCAACCATTATGCCATCTAATAGGAGTTGATGTATTATGTAAAGCCTGTACAGGATGCAATTCAAATAATTCAATATATGCTGACGGTTCTAATGTATTTGTTGAGCTAAATGTTGAACTGATAGCAGTCCAAACAACAGTATTATCAACAACTGTACCTCCTAATTTAGTAGGCCATTCTGGCTCAGAACTACCAGTTGTCCCTGCTGTTGTACATTTAAAATGAAACCCAGAATATTGTTTAGTCCCTGCCTGTACAATATTCCCTAAAGAAATATTTGCATTAGCCCCCCAAGGAGAAGGAGATGTCATGGAAGTACAACCTCCTCAAATGTAGCTTTTATAGTTGCTAAATTTGAATAAGGCATAGTTTTACTCCATGTTTTACATCTGTATTTAGATGTGTAAGATTCATTAGGTGGAGTCCATTCAAATGCTTCTGTTCCTTCTCTTGCATTTAAAAAGTTTTCTATAGTATCAGATTGTGCTTCAGTAATATTAGAAAAAGTTAAATCCCAAGTTTTTAAATCTTGATTTAACCCAAACTTAGCAGCTACAACATACCCATCTCCTAGTTGCACCTCTCTAAATTTTGGAGTTGATTTTTTTACAACACCATAATCAGGAGGGATATTAACTGAAGTATTCCAACTAGCCATGTAGTAAACCTCCTGGTCGTTGTTCCATTATTAACTGTTGTTGTATAGCAGCAGCAATAGCTTCTCCTAACTGTTTACTTTCAGACATATTGCCTTCAACAGTAGTGCTATCTGCATTAACAGTTACATTAACAATATTACTTCCCCCTCCTGATGCTTCAACTCCTAACTTTCCATCTCGCCCACGTTTTAAAGGCATAATAGCTTCTGGATAACCAGCTTCAGCCATCAACCCAACACCGCCATTGGCAAAACCAAAAATGGTGGGCTTTGAGACTACGCCCCCCTTGGCGAAAGGTACAATTCCATTTTTAGCATAAACATTTCCTAGAGCATCTTTAGTATCAAAACCAGGTAAACCAAATGCTTTTCCTAATGGTGCAATAATTGCTGATCTTATAGCAATACGAGTTAAATCAGCAATTACAGATCTTGCAAAATCAGCAAAATTTAATTTGCCTGTCATTACAAATTCTGTTAATGCATCTTCCATCCCTTGGAATGCATTGACTGTTGCTTCTTGTATTTGAGTAGTAACATCTTGAATTTTTGCAGCGTAAGATTCTAAAGGTGATTTTGCTGCTTCTCCAGATGCTTTTAGTTGTTCAAATATTTTTGCTAATTCATCTCCAAGTTCTGTATTCTTAGCCCTAAAAGCTTCAATGGCAGCAGTAAGAGTATCATATTCATTTCTAAGATTAGCAATTCTTTGGCTTTGATCTCTTTTGCCGTCTTCTAATCTTTTAATTTCTTTTTGTATTTCTAAACGTCTTTTAAATGCTTTATTTACAAGTTCTTCTCCCCCTGCACCATCTGATAAATCTTTTGCCATTCTTGCACTAGCTGTCGATAATCTATTGATTGCAATAACAGCAGCAGTAATACCAGAAGCTAACGCAACGTAAGGATTAGCTAAAGCTGCTAAGTTTGCTTTTATCTGAGCAATAGTCATTGCTCTTAAAGCAATCGTCATTTTAACTACTGCTGCAATTGCTGCACCTATTTTCTGACCTGCAAGAGCAAGAGTGAAACCTTTTGCTTTTAATGCTGCTACTCCATAAGCTGTACCAACAACTGCTAAAACAGATGCTAATTCATGTCCATTATCAACAATTCCTTTAATAGCTACTCCAATTACTTTGGTTCCAGCAGCTAACCCTCTAGCAAGATCTCCAAATCCAGCAGCTATAGCTTTTAAAGCTGGAACTAAAGCAGACATTAAATTAATACCTGCTTCTTGGAACTCAGCACCAATCTCTTTCAAATCATTACCTAAAGCAAGTCTTAACTCGTTAAAGGCAACCTGACTTCTAGCTCCAGCTTCTTCCGCTGATGCACCAATCTCTTTTGAAACTTCAATATATTCTTCTCCTAAAGCAATTACAAACTTTTCTAACTGTGCAAGACCTACTGTTCCATTCTTCAAAGATTTCTGTAGTTCTTGGGTGGTCATGTCGTTTGCATCAGCAAACTTTGTCACGGCTGCTGGAAATCTTTCACCGAGTTGCCCGGAAAGCTCTTCAGCCGACACACGCCCTTTTGAGTATATCTGGACTAAAGCGGTTATTGCAGCCTTTGCGTCCTCTGTACCACCAGCCGTACCTTTAATAGCTGCCAAGACGTTAGTAAAAGCTCTGGTTGCATTGGTGACATTACCACCAGCACCTATAACCGCAGCACCTAATCTTGTCATTCCTCGAATTGCAAGTTCTTGTGGAATGTTGAAGTCTTTAGTTACTTGCGTTGATGCTCGTAATGCTTGGTTGTAAGCTCGCAAAGAAGCTGTTGCATTAACAGTTCCATCCTCATTTTTAACTTCAGTAGCTTTTTCCAAAGCAATTTTACTCTTAGCTATACCTGATGCATATTGAGCAGATCCTGATACAAACTGTGCTGCTGGACTTATTAGCTGACTACCAATCAAACCTCCAGTTATTGCACCTTGCTGTAAATTTCCTCCTGGTCTTATAGCTTCTACTCCTAATCCAGCTAAACCTCCAGCTAACCCTGCTCCTCCCCCAACAAATGTTGCTCCTAATAATCCTTGAGCAGCACCTAATATATTTTTACCGCTAAATTTAGTTAAAGAATTTAATCTAGTTTCAAGTGCCTGTATGTCTTTGGTGAGTTGCTTGAACTTCTGGCTACCAATATCAACACCATTTCTAAGAGTTTCTAATGCTGCTCTTTGTGCATTAAGAGCATTAACATTATTACCACCAGCTTGAGCAGCACCTAATATATCTTGCCTTACCTGAGAAACAGATTGACCTAATCTTTGGAATTTTGCATCTACTTGAGCTAAACCTATCTGTTGTATTTGTTCTGCTAAACCACTTATAGGTCTTAGTTGTGCGTCAGCACTACCTAAGAACGCACGACCACTAGCAGCTAAATTCGCTCTAGAAGTAATCTCATCTGCATCTTGAGAAAAAGCTTTAAAGCCAGAGTCTACTCTTCCAGCACGTTGTGCTTGAATATTGAGACGCATTCTTTCTATACCTTTTCCTTGCAGACGAGATATAGCTGTTCCAAGTTCTTTATAAGCAACAGTAGCTTTTCCTACACGAGATTGTATTTCTTTAAGTGCAGTTATTTGACCTTTTATTGCTTTAGTACTTAGTTTGGTATTGCCATGTACTTTGGTTATTTCTTTTATAACCTTTTCAAGCTGTGGTCTTGTAAGTTTTAATGTACTTTTAAAATCTTTAAAAGCTGTTTGTACAGCTTTTATATCTCCTAAACCTTTTACATCTAACTTAATTTGTACATTTTCAATATTTTCAGCCATTATTTTTTGACCTCTTTATTCAATTCTTTAAGAGCAGCAAACTCCATAATCTTTAAGCCTTCCAACATTTCTTTTTTATCCTCGACTTGGTAAAGATCAAAGAGTCCTCCTTGTAATAATAATACCTCATATTTTAATCCTACATAGCCTCCAAAAGAAGTAGACCATTGTGTACTCATTCTAAGAAACATTTGAACAATATCCCAATTAATATCCCATACTTCATAATCATTATTATTTTCTTCTTTCTTGGGCAATTTTGATTCAGCTACTCCTAATTTTTTTAAAAGGTCAACTGATGTATCAATTACTTCTTTGCCACCGCCAGCCCAATGAACAGCAGCACCTTCTAGTTTTTTGCTTGTGCATTCCCATAAAACTCTCTATATCCATTAGATATAGCTGCAACCATATCAGCATCTTCTGCAATTTCTGCTAATTCTTTATCACAGAAAGGTATATCCTTTCCATCTTCATCGGTGTAATCAATCCAACCAGCAACAATCATCTTTAACATTTCAACAGGTTCTAAATCTACTGCGTCATCTTCAAACTTTACAAGTTCTGAAGTTTTTAATCTAATAAATTTAACAGTAAAAGTAGTTGACTCAAACTCTCCTATGTTAGTTTCAGAAGGTTTAGAAACTTCTACAGGCCAAGGATAGACAGCAAGTTTTCTTTTAATAAATGCCATAAAAATAATAAACAGATATATACTTTCTTATTCTAACTACTTAGTCAACAAAAATTAAGTGTAAATTAGCGAAAATTCATCGTTCCCGGAAGCACTTGGAACTAATGTAAAAGGAATTTCCATTGTTAAAATTCCATCAGAATCTCCATAACTAATATCACCAAGATCTGCTCTAGAAGAACTAAGTTGTACTTTATTGCCAGCAGTAGTTCCATGTAAGAACGATAAAGCTCCTAATGTGCCATCTGTCTGTGCAGCAGTAAAGAAATCTTTAACGCTTGGCTTTACAGCATCAATAACAACTGAACCATTTGTTGCTCTATCAGTAAGTAAAACTTCTTTAGTACTTGTACTACCAATTACTTCTCTATAAACAATACTGTTACCCAAATCCATTGATAATGAATTTAAACCAGCCTGATGTCCATGAATACTAAAACCAGATGTGTTACCAGCTTTAAATAATAATGGTGTTGGTTGATGGTTATAAGTCGGAGTACTTAATGAGTTTAAATCAATTGGAGTTTCATAAATTCCAGTAAAAGTAAAGTTCAGCTTTGGAATTTCTCCAACCGCTGCTTCTAATGCAACACTTCCTCGACAGCCTCGAATTTTATGGAGGACATTTTCATTAGCTGCACTACCACCTATCTCTACAAAAAGAACAACAGAACTAAACGCTGCACTTACTGGGGCATATGTAACAGATGTACCCGAAGAAACCGTTTCAGATAATCCTGTTGCAAGTAACGCTTTGGAATAACCAGGCGCAGTACCCGCTGTCCCGGAGCCTACTAATTCGACTGAGAACGAAACTTCTACTCTTGAGTTTGCTAGTAACTGTTCTGATGCACCTAGATATGGTCTTACATAATCTCTAGTAACAACATCACTAGCTATTGGAGTAACATTCAATTCAGTTACTAATACAGCATCTGCTCCATTGGGAGTAGTAGTTGTATCGTTGTAACTACCTTCTGTCTCAATCAGAATCGACTGTTTCCTTGTCTGTAGTGCCATCAGTTGTTACCTCTGTTTTAGTTTGGAATGGAAGTGTTTGCTTGATAAGCTTGCGTTTACCAGTTTTTGGATCTAGTAGGTAACTCCCACCTTCTCCAGGGTTTTCATTACTCATTGTAATAAAAAAGTTGTATATAGGTATATCTTATATCGTAATTCATTAAGTTAAATTATTGTAAGCACTTCTGTAATCAATTTCATACTCACAAGTTACAATCCCTGCTGGTGTATCAGCTTCTACAGCTTCAAAAGTAACTGTTGATGGTCTTACATCTATAGACAAACCACCTAGTGTTGGATCGGCAACTATCTTGGAATGTAAACTTTGAACAGTTGCATCTGCTTTGGTATCTGGAGTTTTATGTCTAACAATAACTATTACTCTAATTCTTAAAGTCCAATTTAAAATATCAATAGTTCCATTTCTAACAGTTGGGTCATCTGTAACAAACTCTAATACAATGCTTGGTGTTTCAGACTTAGCTAAAGCTGAAACTCTATTCCTATATATACGAGTTCCTACTCCTGTAGTGCCAGTTAATTCTGTTTTTATTTTTGCTAATATCTGTTCTCTTTTAGTTGTCATTCGTCTTCATCCTTACTCAACATAATTTTAGAAAACTTACCATCATCTATTTTCATCATAGTTCTTACTGAATATTCTTCACCGTTTACTTGAATAGTTTTATCAAAAACAATTGTAGAGAAATCACTTGTTTTAACTAATAATTCATATTCGGTGGTTAATATTCTTCCATCAACTATAACCTCATCAGGCTGATCTAATTGACCTATATATGTGTCATTATCGTATATCACTTCATCAGCGAAGTCAGAAAAAAATACATCTAACTCTTCAACAAATGCCATAAGAAAAAGCCCCAGTTAAGGGGCAATAAATTTAACCGTACTTCTTAAGACCTAATCCTGTTACAGATAGATCAAATGTAGGAGAAGAACCACCAATCGTGAATTTAACTCTTACATATCTTTTGCACTCATCAGAACTAATAGATAGCTTCTGTGAAGATGCAGTTCCAGTTACTTGAGTAAACGCTGCTCCAGACAATGCAGCAAAAGTTGAATTGTCAGCAGAATCTTCAATAGTTACGTCTAGTGTTGGAGATGATCCACCACCAGCAGCAGAATCAAGAATAAAAAGGATATCTCCTTCGTAATCTTTTAAATCGATACCAGTACCTTGACCAGTAGCAGTTTTTGTAGAAGTACCAAGACCTGTTAAAAGATCTAGTCTTTCTAAGTTAACTCGGTTGTAGCCCATGTCAGTCGTCCTTAACAACAGTTTTAGTTTTAGGTTTAGGCTTTGCTTTTGGTGTTGCTTTAACAACAGGAATTACAGCTTTACCGCTGCCTATAAGCGATCTAGCTAAATCTTGATCCACATCAATGGTTGTGCCAGAGTCCTTATGGACTCCAGCTATCAACACACCTCTGATTAACTCAACTTTCATATTAAGTTGCGAAACAGAATGCCCCAGCTTGACGAATAGCGTAATCGATATCCTGTAAAGCGATGATTCTTACTGTTCCAGCAGTTGCACCAGCATATGGATCAACTGTTAGATCTAAACCAGACCACATACCAACGATAAACTGACTAAAGTCTCCGAAGATTGCGTCATTGTTAACTAACTGGTTAGAAACAATAGCGTCATAACCATTAATTTGGTTATTGTCGAATACAAACATACCTGTGTTTGAAGCTTTCTCTGTTGACTTCAAAGCACCTCTTGCAGAAGCATTAATGAGATACTTCATAGAACCGCCTTCAGCATTAGCAACAGCTACATCTGTTTCCATTCCGATGTACTCAGCAAAAGTACCGAAGGATGTTAAGGACTGAGAACCAATACCACTTGTATCTTTTAGACCTAATGGCTGGTTAGAAGAACCTGTTCCATAGATAGCTGTACGATCTAGCTCAAGAGCGATCTTCTTAGCAATATCATCTCTAACAAATGCTTCAATATCAATTGAAGATTGTAGAAGAGTTCTTCTAGTAAAGTCAGTAAATGCACCGATTGTCTTTGGTGTCATTGAAATTTGCGTAAAGCTTTGCTGACCCTCTGTAGGAGCTCCGCCTTCTCCAACCCAGTACGCACTTGTTGTCCCATCTTGCTTGGGGATACTGATGTTTCCTTCTAGCCCAGTAAGCATAGTTACCCCAGCTTCCATGATAGCCATCTTATTTCTTAAGATTTCTATGAAAGAACCACTGAGAAGCTCTGTACTAACTAGATTTCCACCGTCAGCAGCAGTACCAACATTTAAATCCCTCTTTAGAACTTCGTTAGGAACAATAATTCCTTTTGCTGGTCTACCATAACGCTTTGCAGCTTCATCAGAAACTTCTCTTTCAAATGCAGCAGCTTCTTGAGCTTGCTTGTCTGCTGGTGATGCTAATGCGTTGATAGCTCTTAGGAAAGAGAATTGCTTAACTTCTTTTTTGTCAAGAAATTCACTTGACTGTTTTGTTTCAATCATGTCGGTAGAACGAATTGGAGTAGCCTTTTTATTTTTAACAAGATCCAAAATAGCTGATCTTGCTTCTGTAGCAGTTTTATTACCCTTTATAAGAGTTTCTGCTAATTCTTCTGCTCCATATTCTGAGAACTCACGACAAGTTGAAGTGATCTCTGCAACACGAGCATTGTTTTCATCTAAAGCACGTTGTACTTCAGCTTGAACATCAATTTCTACTGTCGGCTTCTGTTCCACCGCAGCTTCTTTAGTTGTTTCTTCCATAGATGGATTAGATTGTGCGGTGGGAACCGCTGAACGTTCCTCTTTTTGAGAGGAGTTAACATTAATGATAATGTCTTCTTCATCTAAAGTAACACTTTCTGATGAAATATTCTCTACTAAAGATCTTCCAAAGCCGACTGAATTGTCTGCTGGGATAGTTGCCAAGCTGACCTCATGCGGAGTCCAGCGGGTAGCTCTAAGCCCAGTGTCCGTTTCTTCCACTTCGTCCAAACTATAGCCAAACGAGATTCCACGGAAAATACCGTCTTTAACGTCTTCTAAGACTTCTGTAGCGAATTTAGAGCGAGAAAAGCGGATTTTAGCGTAACCACGTTTATCGGTGTCTGAAATATACGCAGATTCCACTACCCCTAGAACCCGATTCGGATCATGGTTGAAGAGAAACGGTGCTGCTCCATTTAATCTGGATAAGTCAGCACTTCCTCTTTCGTGGCTTAACACTTCGTCACCAAAAAACCTACGAACTGGTGCTTCCGATGAAAAAGGAAACTCAAAAGTTCTTGCTTTTTTCTGGTCGAAGTCAGTAACTTCTTTTCTTTGCAGCTTATCTTCTGATGAGATTACCCTGATCGGAGCAATCTTAGTCAAAGTAGAAAACTTGTGACCAACTTTGCGATCTGTTGCTTCACCATCTCTATATAAAGTGATTAAAGCAGCAGGGTCATCAGGTGTTCCTGTGATCGTAAAAGAAGAGTCTGGCACATCGATAGAACCATCTCTAACAATACGAGTAATTTTTCCTCGTGCCGTACCTCCACTTGAAGACCAAGAAACAAAATCTCCTGTCTTCAAAGCGTCAGGTGCTGCACGTTCTTCAGTCTGTTCAGACATAGTACGCTCCCTAGCTTTTTTAATTTGGTTAGACTTGGTTCTAGACCAAGACTGCCCTGCGTCTCCGCCCCAAGCAGCCCAACTGACCCTCCCGTTGCTGGGATAGCCGTCTTCGCCCTTGCGGAAACCCTTGCCCGATTTGTCCGACTCGTGCCGGGCAAACCACGCATTCATAGTTATAACAGTATCTGGACTTAGCTGGTTACCACTTAATATTTGTGTTGCTCTTGTTCTTGCATCATCTGTGCCTCCAGCTTCTCCGTCTTTCTTCCATTCTCTATATCTTCTAGCCTCTACTCTCATTCCTTCCGTGGGCATAAGGTTAATATCCACCCCATTAACATTTGCCATTTACTTTTTGCTCCTTTTGGTAGGTTTTGATTTTTCTTGTTGAAGTGGTGCGTTAGGTGATAGATCAAGTTCCATCTGACCCATCTCAACTTCTAAATCAAGATCTTTATCCAATGTTACACCTAAATTACTTGCAACATCCTGTTCTCTTTTTATTTCTCTAACAATATCATCATAATCTCCACCACCACTCATTGATATTACTTGTGACTTACTCATATACCCTGCCTGTTCTGCTTCTCTATAAGCTTTCACCTCCTTCAAAGGATCAACGTAGTGCTGGGCTGGTGGTGTCCATCTAGGCTTACAGTATCTTTTGGGATTACTTGTGTAATCTGGGAAATCAAGCTCACCAGACAAAACTGCCAAAGATAACCATTCTTTAAATATTCGATAATGAAAATTCTGAATAATATATTTCTGACAAAATCTCCAATGTTCCCTATCTTCAAGCAAGCTTAATCTTGAACTGGAATAGTTCGTCTCGCTGAAATCCTTTGATATAGTTTCATAGCTACAGCCAAATCCGCTCGCAAACCTTCTCACTTTGTTTTTGATAAACATCTCATATTGCTGACTTGGGTAGTCAATATCAGGTACAGAAACAGATTCTCCGGGAGCTAAATATTTAAATGTACCAGGCTGAAAGTCTTGCACACGTTCACTTGCTTCTACATCATCTCCAATAAGTTCTCCAGAATTATTGGTAATAAACCCGGTTACCGAAGCTCCTTGCCTAGCCCTAATTACTGCTGCTTCTTCGTAGCCTTGCAATTGATGCAAATCATCCATTACTGGATGAAACCAAGGTACTCCTCTATTTTGACCAGGCCGTTCTGGCATATATAAATGAATAATATCTTTAGCTGGTAAAAGTAAATTTTCTTTTTGTTTTCCTTGGTTAGTTAAATAATATGCATCCCCAGGATGTCTAGACATAATGCTATATCTGACGGCTTTTCCCCACTGATCAACTTCAACTCCATTTCGCCACTCATTACCTTTAGCTAATGTCGCACCACTATATTCCTCATCTAACAAATCACTTTCAATAACTTGTAAAGCTAAAGGTACTTTAGATTCTCCAAATTGTTGTCTAACTATTCTGAATATCGCTTCTCCGCTTTCTGGTAATGCACCAGCTAAAAGCCATTCAAATTCATGGAAGCTATATCTCCCTGCACAATCACAGTTATATGCTTGTGTCCATTCTTCCCATTTCTCTTCAATTGCATCATTAATTCTTTCGTCTCTTTTACCACCCCTTATCTGTTTTACTAGCGACTGAAATTTCATACCAGTTCCAACTACATTTAACTGTGTAGTTCTTTTTGCCTGTTTTGCATATGGATTATTTCTTATAAGTTCTCTAGATCTATCTCTAAGTTTTCTAATGCTATTTCTAATTTCTGCGTCAGGACTTAACTGACTTGCTCTCCAATCAGCAGTTAATCTACTAATTAATGCACCTTGATAAGCTCTCTTACCTTTACGTCTCATGTATTTAGGTACGAACAATCTAACAATTGCTCTTTGAAAAACATTCATTATTTAAACCTCACATACATAGTTCTAGGATTACCAAGACCATTAGCCATTGATTGTGCTTGTTTTTCTAAGTTTACCTCAGATAAGTATTGTGTCCTTAACTGATATAATTCTGCCAAAGTATATTTTTTAGCTGTTCTTGTTCCTATTTTATATTCCTGTACCGCACCACCTTTTAAAATATTATCTATAGCTGTATTTATTAAATCTAAAGTTTTTTCTGCGTTGGTTCTTCCATCAAAAGCTTTTGGATTTGATCCAGTAAACTGCATACTTTCTAAAACTTCAAATTCTCCTTGAGCTATAGTCATTGGAGTATTTCCAGATTTAGTTGCAACTGCTTGGTAATACCAATTACCATCTAACATCGTAGATGTAACAGTGCTTGTCATGGTAAACTTAAAACTATCCCCATCAGCCGTACTACTAACAGTCACTCCTTGTTTTGATTTGTTAGTTCTTAAATAATAGATAACAGACCAATCTGGACTACTAATAGGGTTACCATAAGTATCAGTTGTTGCGTTTAGAGTCCACTCAATAGTGTCTCCAGAACGAAATTTAGTGGGAAATAGCACGGTTTTTACCAGTTTGAGACGAAATTAGGCCGTTTAGACCTGTTTATCTTCCTTGAGTCTAGCTTAGACTTGGAATTACTATCATTGTTTGTTCTTTTTCTTTCAAATTGGTCAAAAATGGTTCTTCTGTCATATTTTTGTAGTAATCTTTCAAAACTAGCCCAACTATAAACCATTTCGTCCAAAGCTTCATTTCTAGCACCACTTTTTTTAGCCCAGACACGTTCTTGATATCCATTCTTATATTTTAATATTTGTTTTTCTGCTGTAAGTTCTTCAAAGTAATCATGTGTTACTTCTTTGTAAAAATGTATATACCCTTCACCTATCTCAGCATCTCGTAATTTGTTATGTAGCAAAGTTTTGATCATATCTACACCAACTGGAAATAATTGCACTCCTCGCTTCAAAGATTTACCCACATAATTAATATCAACCATTGATGGTTTTCCTAAAGCTGGTTTTCCTTTGGTTCCTATACCTTTTATTCCTATCAAACCCCAAGCAGATCTTTCTCTCACATACTGATAAACCTCTTGAGTAAAATGACCACCTGTATCTATAGCAGCACTAATAATTTTTAATTCATGACCACTCTCTGTTTTATATACATTCAATAAGGCTTCATCTAATTGTTTCCATACATCTTTTCTTGCAGGGCTACCATATATAACTTTTCTATCAATTAAAAACATTTCAAAATTCTTACCAAAACCAAAGACAGACATTGATAAACGATCATCTTGTGTGTCGATTCCAGCCACAGCAATTAATGCTTCGTCTGGAGGTGCTGCTTGGCTGTATTGGGAATCCGCTGCCCTTTCCATCAAACCATCAGCATTTACTTTTGCTTGGTAGCTATCATCCCATGTCTCTCCTAAAATGGTGTTTATAAATGTCTTTAACTGTTCTGGATCATCTTTCGATGCTAAAAACTCTTCTACTAAATTTGCCCATGTTGCGTTTGGGCTATAAGAATAAGCAGCCCATATATGAAAACCTATATGTCTAGGGTTAGAGGATGGGGCAGTAGACCTCCATTCACCTCTTTCAACCATCCATCGTTTCTTGGAGTGATCAATTAATTCGCTACAAGATTCGCATTTATATTTAACTGTGTCTGGATCATTGTCCATCCAAGTAAATTGTGACCATCGCAAATATTGCATATGACCGCATTTGGGACAGGGACAGTAATATCTTTTTTGGTTCGTCTGTAAAAACATTTTTTCAATACGACTAAAATCTTTTAGTGTTGGAGTTGAACCAGCAACTATTTTTCGATTCCAGTAATATTCAGTTCTTCTAATACCAAGCTTGATTTGATCACCTTCAGTTCCAGCACCACCAACTGGATATCCATCCACCTCATCAAAAAGAACAATACGTCTACTTACCCTACGAAATCCTCTAGGTGAATTTGCACCAACTAAAGAAAGAGTTCCACCAGGAAAGTTTTTTTGCAAAATTGTATTCTGACCATCTTTTGCTTTTGGATCACTTATCAAACCTTGCAAACATTTGGTGTCCCTAATCATGCAAGCTATTTCTTCTTTAGAATACCCAGCCGCATCCTCAATAGTCGGCTGCACTATCATCATATTGCAAGCGTCCATATGGATATGGTATCCAATCACATGATTAAGAATTTTTGAGTAACCAACCCTAGCTGACTTCATTACAACTATCTGCTCAATATTAGGATCAGTTACCGCATCCATGATTGCTTTTTGATAAGGCAAAGTCCTCCACCTCCCGGCCTCACTTGAGGATTCTGCGGAAAGATATGCATATTTATCCGCCCAATCACTAAGTGATAGTTTTTCTGGTGGCTTGAAAGATAAGAAAAATGCTTTTTCTAAACTTTGCGTAGATGTCATACAGTTGCTAACTCTTCTAACGCTTCACGAATAATGTCATCAATACAGGCAATAGCAGTCGTATCTAAATCAGGTAATCTTTGTTTTGCTTTGGTGGGGATACCTAATAACTTAGTTCGTACAACTGTCACTATATTTACCCATGCATCTTCTATCTCTTGCACATTAACTAATTCGCTTTCTAACTTTTTCTTTTCTATCTCCATCATTTCTGCTTTTAAATGTTCGGTTCTAGCTTTACTTTCGTTGTAATCAGGAAAAGATTCTGTTTCTTTTACTGGTTTAGGACGATAAGAAGGTGATTTTACCCTCATAAACTGGGTGTTCCTAGTCCATTCGTTCATTAAGGTGTCTGAATTTATCCAAATCTTACCTTTCTCATCTGTTATCGGAGTGAGACGACCTTCTTTTATCGCACCATATACAGCTTGAACTGTAACCCCCATCTCTTTTGCAGCTTGTGATCTAGTAATTAATGGCATAATTGTAAACTACTTACACTTTATAGAATAGCGTAAACTAAAAATAATGGTATAATACTAGGCTATCACTAGAGCGTAAAAATAATTGATAATATGTGGCTGCTTATTGAGAATGTAAGAACTTACACATTTTTGTGCCTAGAAAAATTTTGGGCTTCGAAGTTACCA